CTGCAATGGGTCGAACTCGACCAACCCATCGACCTCGTTGAGCGCGTCGTTGAGGTTGTACGTCCCCGACAGGTTGCCCGTGTAGTTGTAACGCGTGATTACCTGTGTCGCCGCAATGCTCAACGGCTGGAAGAACTCAGAATCGCCAAGCGGCCATGTGCCGCCGAATACTGGGCTGTCCAAATTCGACCCCACAAAGATCGTGGGAACTCCGAAACCGGCACCACCACATGACAGTGACACGAGCGTTCCGCCCGGAAGCGTGATCGGCTCGAATCCGGTGCCGGTGAAGCGGGCGTACACGCTCGGCCAGTTGTCTTGCTGACCGCCTTCTCCCTCGTCGAGCATGAGGAGGACGACGTCGTTTGGATCTGCCTCCCAGATGCCCGTGTATTCGTAGGACATGACCTTGTGGAAGTTCGGATTCCCGTCGACTGGCCCGTTGAAGTCATTGGTTCCGGCACCGGGCACCCACGTCACGGTCCAGATTTCGTCACCCGGTTCCGGCGTCAAAGACGGCGTGAGAAGGATTGCTGCCGCAGCGACAGAACTTGGCGGTCCCGAATGGCCTGCAGCAGAAGCGTAGACCTTTACCTTGGCACCCTTTTTGTCTCCTGAACTCCATACGGATGTCATTGATCTTCCAAAACCTCAAACGAACCCTGAAAAACTATGTTGGTCTTTGCCTGATAATTCTGGGTCATGCTCCAGACGTACTGGCCCCCCAATTCTAGAGCCTGAGCCTCTTCCTCAGTCAGCACAATGGTTACAAAACCATCTGCTTGGTTATCAGTATTAATATCAAATGTGGATACAACAGAACCGTTCTGGTCCCCGGATTTAATAACTGCGTCCCATGTAGAACCAGTTAGATCTGTGTCCTCAAACTGAATGAGATACTCAGCTTCTTGGGCAACTTCCATTGACAGGTCAAGGACAGTGACCGGGTCAGACTCAAAGACAGCGCCCCCGAAAGTGGTGTTCCACGGGAACAGGTCGTAGATGGATTCGTCATCAGGAGTGGTCTCCAGACCAGATACGCCAATGATGATGTCGGTAAATTTCGCCCGTCCTCTGATCTGGAAGTTGGAGATTGTGTAGAAACGACGGTCGTAGTAGATAACGTCATTGAGGCGGTCATCTAGCCATGGGGACTCTGGCCTTCCGTACTGTGAAGGAATTGGGGGAACAGGGGGAACCTGATCAAACATCTTTCCGTGAGCCTCACGGGTATCGATTCCACGGTGCTGCATTTCCCGAGCAGAGATAGCGAACCTGATTCTCTGGGTTGGACGACGACCTTCGCTGGAGTACTGCTCCGGGTCCTCAATCTGATCGACCCAGAGTACGGGCATACGAATACCCGTTTTATAGGTCTTACCACCCTCGTCGTATACGTCGTCGTACCGTGAGTCATCTACAGAGAACTGGAACCAGATGACTTCCTCGCCCACCTGATTTCTGTATCTGGTGTACTCATTCCAGATGTGGTTCGTTTCACGGCGAACATCAATAGGCACGATTAGCCCCCACTGGTGCCAATAGTGTTCCAACCATCATAGGAAAGGCCATAATCGTTGAGAAGCTGACCACCCTCTTTGCCCCCTTCTTCTGGGGCCGTTGTGATCGGGTCAATAGGGGGGAATACCCGGATCGGGGGCGACGGATCGTCAATTTCACGGCCTCTAAAGACAGGTACGTAACGATTAGTGAGCCGAGAAACACGCCGTAGATCTTTAATAGAGATACGGTTGAGTCCGACATTGAGCATCGCAAGCATCTCTTCATACTTGGCTCTCCAGAACTGGTACAGCGTCTGAACCTGTTGGAATCTGGCATGCGCCGGGATCATGAGACCCTCGGGCGTGGACACGTCGATCTGGGTGGAGAACTCTGTCATAAGCGACCAAAGGGCATAGACGACGGTACCGATAGATATCGCCTTCTTTTCTTGGGCTGACATATCATCGAAGCCAAGAACGTCTGTTCGATCAAACATATGTTCTGTTAAAACGATGTCCGCAAAATACGAAAGATCGTCGTCAAGAAACCATTCGTAATGGTATCCCATAACATAAATGCCTGCGCTGAAAGCACTTGGGCTATGGATCTTGAGGATCCCGTTTCTCCAATCGATGCTCAAATTGGTGATCTCCGTGTTGTCATCAATTGAACGGACTTCAATCTGAGCCAAAAGAGGGTGACTCAGTCGAACCGTTGCAGATGGCAGCGGAGAATACGTTTCCTCAAAGAATTGGGGAAAGTCTCTCAGAAGGTTTCTTGATGCATCTGGTACATCAGCGATAGTTACCAAACTCATGATTGCCCGATTTTCGTGTTCAGAGTGAAGTCCTGAAGAACCGTGGCTCTACCGTTAACCCAAGTTTTTAGGCTCTCATAAGAAGTTGGGTTGAGATCATCATCAAATGCGACTGGTTTGGCGCTCTCTAGATCCCAGCGGTATGAGGCTGGAGAGGGGTAAATTTTGGCTGACTGGATGGACGGAAGGACTGCTGTAACTACAGTTCCTTCCTTGTCTGTCTCACTGCTGTATTCGGCAGTGACTGTCATGACGCCTTTCAGGGAAGCGGCCTGCCACCAAACCCAGTTGGGGCGAGTTCCGTACCAAGGTGCCCAGCCGTTGAGATATCTCAGGGTGGAGATGTAGATGCTTCGGACTTCCGCATGCCAGTAACGCTGAACCCATGGAGCAACAAGGGCGGTATCGCTAGGCGTGACTTCTTCAGGAACCGTCTCTGAAGAGTGGTACATCGGGTTGGCGTCCTCCCCGATGGGTCTTTCCGGGGTGTAGACGATGTTTTTCCACAGGTACTTGAGGGTTAGCTCATCACCACGCACAAAGGCGATGTCGTCACGGAGAGGGGTTCCGTTTGAGGGGGAAATTATTGTTGAATTGTTTGACGAGTACGGTGCCAGCACGATAACCCCCAATATCAGGATATACCCACCAATGATACCACTGATTAGGGATATGGCTATTATGTGAAAATTAAAAATCTAGAACCTCAGCAATGATATTGAACTCGTTAACCTCTGTAACTCCAACTTCGACAATGGCTGAAAACTCAGCGTCGTACTCCACTCCGTAGGGATTGGTAGATGTAGTAGGTACTGGATCGTCAGAGTTCTGCCACAGGGGGCCAGAAATATTGGCAACCTGAGAGTCTGACGGAAGAAGGCTGGGGTACGTCTGGAGCTTCCCGCCGTAACCTAGATACGGATCAGGAATCTCATCTTCGAACCCACCTTCCATAATCGGAAAGTCGTCCATGATCAGACCTTGATGTAGTAGTGAACTGTGAGGTGCTGAGGAGTGATATCCACAGCTTGTCCACTGCCAACAGGTGATTCTGTTGGCAGTTGATGCGTGTGGTCAGGAACTGAGTTCATGGTAAGCGTATGGGAATGCTTACCAGCGGTCTGAACCGTGTGGTTGTGCGACCCGCTCTGCTGAACGGTGATTCCTGTAGTCGCACTCACTGTCGACTGAGCCATGTCAACAGTCCATGTATGGCTGGCATCGTTGAACAGAGCGTCTAGCTTGTTAGTTCCACCCCAAGCTGCCCCACAAAAATACGTGGGCACGTTGGTGCTGTACATATCTAGACCATCGTGTTTGTGACCCGGATCACTGATTGAGTGGGTATGAGCACCGCCAGAATTAATCGTGTGGCTGTGCTCTCCGTTCTCTACAGCAGAACCAGAGGGAGTATGAGATCCAGCAGGAGAGGTAACTGAACTGCTGAAATGCTTGTGTGCTGGAAGATTGGCTGTCGTCAACGTCCTACTGTTAGCGCCACCAGCAGCGCCAACAGTACCGCTGGCTCCCAAAAGAACTCTGCTGGACATATTCGGGATCGTCATCGTTGATCCCGTAATCCACGACTGGAAGCTTTCCTTGACACCACCGTTAGCTCTAGTAATAGCTAGACGACCTAGAACTGGATTAGTTAGAGCATACGATGACCCGTCCATCTTGATCCACCCAAGCAAATGGTCAGTGGCATTATCTCCTGTCAGCATTGTCGTGATGATGGTTCCGGGTGGGTACTCATCTGCGTAAATTTCTGCCCAACCAGTTGACCGTCTTGCATAAATTTGACCGGTATCGGTACGGGCATAGATGCTGCCATTAGCGGCGCTAGCTGTAGGAACGCCGGAAGCACTGATGAAGTTAGAACCAGTAATCAGCCCAGAAGCAGTGAAATTACCGCCTACCGTGATATTGCCCGTTACCTCTAGACCTGAAGTCTTGAACGTCCCACCTGAAAACTGGAGTTTGCCAGTAGATAGTGGCGTAAGAGTCAGATCTCCAGCGGAGGTCTTCCACGTCGTTGTACCGTCACCCTTGACCGTGTAACGGTCTGTCGTTTCGCTAGGGACACGGTTAGCTAGAAACGTATCAGCGGCCTCAGAAGCCCCTCTAGAGCCGCTCATGAGCATGAGACGCTTATCTACCAGATCATCCACAGAGAACGATGTAGAGGACGCTGCGACGTATAGAGCAGCAATGGGTACAAAGCTTGATGGAATAACCGGGAAAACGGGGTCTCCTGAAGGCTGTCCAGAGACAACAGTTAGCGTCTGAGTAATCCCGTTCCACCCAATAAGGTCAAAACGGTCTGATGAGGATCCAGCAGACAAGTTGAGAGTGCTGATAGATGCACTTGTAAACGCCTGAATTTCCCCATCGACTACAACGACATTATTGCTGGAACTAATGCTGAACAGAGTTCCGGTGACATCGTAATCACATCCGAGTATTACGCCATAAGACTGATCGCTGACAATCGCCCAGTCACCTGAATCAGGTTCAGCCTGACGATATCTTCCGTCAGTATCACCAGCGTTAGGAACTACTAGACCGCCGTCTCTATGAGTGACCACTTTCCTGTCTCCTAATCGGGTGGTGAAATCGTTCTAGCGGCGATTCTCACCTCTAGATTGCTTAGATCTACATCTATGGTTGAATCCTCAAGAGCCTCACCTGAGGCCGGGGTAAGAAGCACCCCGACTTTAATTACTGGGGCGTTAGCACCTGTGTAGTAAGTGCGGAACGTGTTGTTCTGGATCGTGAAATACGGAGTGGGATCTTCAGCCAGATCAATGGTCTGCTCACCCATCACTCTGTAGAGGTTCCCGACGTTCTCCCCAGAACCAACAAAAACTACAGGCTGGATCTTTGTACCATCAGTGAATCCAGTAAATGACCCGAACTTCCCCCAGTTGGGGTCTACGCCGTCGTAGGCAATCGTTGATTGGAAGCTGAAGTCCAATACGACACGGGTGTTTACTGAATTACTACTGAATGCCGTATAGCTAAAGAGCGCCCAATTTTGGGGGTCAGTAGATGAATTAAATGACCAATTGAGTGACGCAGAACCACCCTGAACAGGAGAGGTAACTCCAACAACTACAGGAGTATCAACATCAGTCCAGTCGTACAAACTCTCGTCAATACTGAATGATCTGAAAATGCACCAATCTTCAGCGACACCGTTATCTCTCAGCTCTCCCGCAAAATTTCGGAGAGTCTGTGCTGTGATAGATCCATCAGTGTTGTCACGAAAAGGATCACTGACTCCGTTGCTGTACCACGACTTGTTGATAGGCATATAGCTATCCTATCAGGCAGTTGGGGTAACCGAAGCACTCGCTACTGAGTAGGCACCAGTACCAGCGGAGTTAACCGCTGCAACCTTGAACTTGTAAGCAGTTCCGTTGGTTAGACCAGTGAATACGTATGAGGTTCCAGTACCACCCTTGAGACGAGTTGTGGCTCCAGTGACGCCGGTAGGAGCACTCGTTCCGTCAGAAGCGAACACGGAGATGCTGTAGTTAGTTACAGCGGAACCACCATTGCTCGTAGGAGCAGCGTAAGAAACGGTTACCTGAGTATCACCAGCTACGCCAGTGGGCTGCGCAGGAGCAGCAGGAACACGGTTAGGTGCCTCACCAGCAGCCCAAGCTGTGCCGTTCCAGTGGTACTTCTCAGTACCGCCGTTGGCTACAGACTTAACTAGGGTTACAAACTGACCCACGCTCCATAGTGAAACACCGGTCTGTCCGAAATTATCTGAATTAAGTTCAGTAACTGTCTGAGGCCAGCGACCACCAGTGAACAGGCGCTCGGTTGAGCCTGAAGCTACGCCAGTTGCGAGAGTCGCCACGACCCACTTCGTGCCGTTCCAGTAGTAATGACGACCAGAAGAAAGGGTGACCCATGAGTTTGACGTGGAAGCCCACCAGTTGGTGGACGGAGTGATCTCTGAAGAGGTGAACTGATCAAGCTCGGCCTTGATATTAGGCGCTTCAGTACCCGTACCTGAAAAAGTAGCGGGGCCATTGAGAACTCGTGAAACAGCGGTTTCAAGAGGACCGGCTGGAGCCTGAAGTTCCTTGAGGTACATGTAGCTGTGTACCGTGACAATACTCATGGGTCAACCTTCCTAGGTTTTAGTGCCAGATGTGGCCGTTACGCTCTAGTTCCATGGCGATGATTACCGGAACTCGGTACTCATGACCAGATTCGAAATTGTATGGGCCGAAACGACGGCCACCGCCAACGTAGGACATGTCTTCCACATTTGAGTTCACTCTGACAACGACTGTGCCGTCATTGCGAAGCTGTGGTGGAACTACGTCCTTCGGAGCGCCCACTTCGATCTCACCGCTGTTGAGAACGGAAGAAAGGGTAGCAATACGCTCTGCGTCCTCAGGAGTAGCTTCCTCCTGAACATCGACTGTCTCTACTGCTGGCTTCTTAGCTGTACGAGGTGCCATGGTTATTTTCCTTCGTGTGAGTTGTACAAATTATTACTGACAGACAACAGGGGAGGCCGTGTGGTTAACGACCTCCCCTGATGCCAACTTACTGCATCCCTTATTCAGGGAAGGGGTTTGCCTTTATCAGGCGTTGGTGCGGATCTTGACGACCGCTGAATCGGTGACGAGACCGAAGCCCCAGATTGAGTACCAAGCGAGAGCGTGCTCACGACCGAAGTCAAGAACACCACCATCACGAAGCTCAACCGGAAGAGATACGGCGTGACCGAAAGCGTTGTCACCGAGCATGATTGCTTCGAAGACATCGTTGTCAGCGAGGTTGGTACCCGCAAGATCTGGCTTTGACGGGTAGTCATACGGCCACTTCTGATCCCAGCCCGGAGTGGGATCCGCGATTGGGGGTACACCAGTAGCTGCGTCGACTGGATAGCCAGCCTCGGTTACGTCAGGCTCTAGGTTCGGATCAGCGCCGTAGCCAGCAAGCTCGTTCTGAGTACGCCAGTCAAGGGCTGAACCATCGCTATAGGTGGTGATGATTTCACCAGCGTCAGCGACCGTGCCGACCTGAGTGGTCTCAATGAAGACCACGTCGTAGAGACGACCGATCTCACCAAGCATGAAGTTGCCGGGGGCAGCGTACTTGGTGACTTCGATGAACTCAGGATGATCACGAAGCTGACGGCTCTGAGCCGGGTGGATGAAGCAGACGTAGGTCTCACCTAGCCGTGGGATGTTCTTGCTTGAAAGCTCAAGCACGGCATCCTTGACAGCCGCTGGGGTGAGGTTGTACTGCTTTTCACCATTCTTAAGCTCGGTGAGCGTGGCAGCCTGTGAACCGGAGTTGTAGATGCCGTACCCGTTGGTGAGTTCAGCGTCCTTAGCGTAGCCGTTGACGACTGAGCTAGCTGACTGAAGGGTGTCACGGGCCTGAATGTCCATGAACAGTGCCATGTTACGACCGAGGAGGCGTGAAGCTGAAGCCATGACATCATCGAATGATGCGTTCAGAAGAAGCTCTGAAACGGCGACAGCGAAGCCCTGCTCTGCAACAGTGATGCGGTACTGCTGGGCTGAGATACCGTGGGTCTTCATACGGATACCTTCAACCAGTGGACCCGAAGGAATCGGGAGGTTGTTGTAACGCATGAAGTTGACGGTAAGACCCGGCATAACACCAAGCTCGGTCTTCTTTACTGCGAACTGCTCGAAACGAAGGACGGGCATGGCCTGAAAGAGGATCTCTTTCGACCAAATCGTCTGAATCGCTGGTGAGAGCAGCGTAGTACCGGCGACGGGTGAGGAGCCATAGCCCTGTACGTTGGCGGCGGTTGGCGCTGAAGGATCAGCGGCAGCACCGAACGCAGAACCTTCGACACCCGTAGCGACACGACCGGTACCGGTAATGCCTGAGTTAGCAGGTAGCTGGAAAGCCATTTTTGTCATTCCCTCCGTAGGAAAATTTTAATTGGTAGATTGGGTTGGCTTACATGCCGCCCCGACGATATGCCTGCGAGGCAGCAGGAATGAGCCGATCCCGATACTTTCGGTACGTTTCCATGTCCATCGTCCTGATGTCTTCAGGACTCAACGATTGGTACTCCGCTGAATTTTCCATTGGCCCTACGGGGGGAGCCGTTGGAGCTACCCCTCGCATGGACTGGCGCTGCTGCGTAGCAGCTTCAGTCATGTTCTGCATAATAATAGCAGTCCGGTTTCGCATCTCTTCGACAGATGACTCAATTTCCTGCTCAGTGTTACCCCGGATGAGATCCCGAAGCTCTGGCATGATGTATTCAGCATTCTGGTCGACAATTGCCTGCCGGTATTGATCAAGTTCCATAAGGCGCTTTTCCTGCTCAAATAGAGCACGATCTCGCTCGTATGTTTCTTGAATTTCGTTGATACGCTCGTTGAACTCCTGCTCACGTCGCTCTAGAAGATCACGGACCTCCATGGTCTCTTCTTCCTTCTGGCGACGGAGGGTTTCAGCCTCCTGACGGGCGGCTTCCTCGGCCCGCTCACGCTCTTCACGCTCTGCAGCCAGTGACTTAAGCTGCTCATCCATCGATGAAATGCGGTCGTACAGCTTGTCCTTCTCCTCACGACGGACACGCTCAATGTCCTCGCTGGTGAAGAATCGCTCATCACGACCGTCTGTTGGAGCCACCTGATCGGTAACTACCACAGGCTGCTGAGAAAGAGATACCTCACTATCAATATTTCCCCACTCAGCAGTCGTGCGTGGTGGCTCTTTGGGATCAGCACCGACGATAAAACCATCATTGGTGTCAGTGATCGTGTTTTCATTTCCTGTTGTCATGATTTATACCTCAGTGAATTAGTGGTCCGTAACTATGCCTATTTATATCACAAATAGGCCGCATATGTTCGCACAGCCTAGTCGTTGTCATAATCCTCACGTTGTGGAGGATAAATTTGATAAGCCCTTGCCATAATCTCATTAGCGAGATTTGGATCGATAGCTGGTGCCATACCAGTAGGATTACCGCTCTCATCAGTTCCAGTAACCCCCGGAATTACTAGAGGCTGTCCGTCTGGGGTCATGCCGGTAGCGGCAATAATGAGCTGAGAAATCTGGGACGTGAGGAGGTTCATGGCACCCTGAGTCTTGGAGTCCTCAATGAGTTCCTCAAATACTTCCTGCAGCTTCTGATCTGGGAAGCCCTCGCCCATGTCCTTGATCGCTCCACGCTTGGATTCCAGACCCATCTGCATCATTGCCTGAATCTCGTTCAGCTTGATGAGCGCATCCATCGGTAGAGGTGACGGCCAGTCAACTGAGGTCTTGTAAGTCACTGGATCTTGTGGATCCAGTTCCATGTACTGATCGGCCTTCGGAGCAACACCAGCGATGTACGGGTTGAACTTCAACCAGTCAGGCTCGTACAGAGCGGTGTACTTGATGGCTAGCTCGTTGATGCGCTTGAACAGCTTCGTGTACTGGATCTTTTTGTGCTGGTACCGCTGCATGAGTGGCAGGTACTGCATGTGTAGGGATACCCCAGAGGTATTGGAAATTGGGTTCATCTGACCAAGAGCAGAGACAGGCACACCCATCATCTCGTGCATCGCTGTCTTGATCATCTCCATGTAACCAAGCGGACCTGACAGATTGGTGTCCATGGTCAGGTTCTGGACGTGAGCGTCCTTGCTGCCAATGGTCCAGACCTTCTTCGGACCTTTCTCCAAGTTGGTCGACTTGGCACCTGTGATCACGGTAACTGGCGCTGCGTGATAATTGATGATGTCCGAAATTTCGGTGGCCTTCTCGTTGTACTCACGGTTCAGCGACACGATGTCGTTGATGTCCGCAAGACCCCAAGGGCTAGACGCCACGGGAAGGTTGGGCACATAGGCGATAGGAATCGTGCCAAGAGGGTTGGGACGAGAATCGATGAGTTCGTCGTTGACGTACTCTTCAATCATCTCATCAGTCAGAAGCTCGGTGTACGTGAAGATCTGACGGGTACCGTCCGGTGCAGTGCCCCAGAACTTGTACTTCAGCTTGAACCTGATGAACCGCTGCCGGTCATGCGGGTGGAATTCTGGGAAACAGAATGCTGGGTTCAGCGGAAGGATGCGGATTTTTCCGGGCTGCGGCTGACCAGCAGGATCCACAAACGGTTCTTCGTAAGCAACCTTGACGAACACATCACCGGAGACGCTACCTAGCTGACCGATTTCCCAAAGAACAGTGTTCTTGTCGTTATCGTCATCCCAAACCTTTTTCAGGAGATGTGGAATAATCGCCTGAGTCGCTTCGGGAGAATCAAAATGAACGCCCTTACCGAAGGTGAAGTTCGTGACGTAATCCGAAAGGGCTTTAACATAATTAAATGTTAATTGAGAATCCCCAATTTCACGCTTATATGCCCAGTGGTGACCCAGATACCAAGCCCAGTTAGAGGCATATCGGTTCATGCGAGGCCCGTGAAGTTCAAACTCCTCGTCTGCCAGCTCTACTAGACCTAGTGGTGAAACAGCGACCGTAAGGTCACTAGAAGCGGCACGGTACGAGGGTGGAAAGAAGTTCAGCACGTCAGGAAAGCCTTAGATTGTGGGTATCAGTCTATATTACTGATTTTCTACCACTAAAGGAAGCTGAGTACTTACCGGCCAGCTTTGATGTTAGCCAGACATACTTGAAGCATGCCTTTGGTCTGCGGGCCGACGACACCGTCTCCAGCTAGCTTGAAGAACTTTTGGAATGCGATGACCGCTGCTCTAGTGGAATTTCCAAAATCACCGTCTTCTGAAAGACCAGCATTTGCAATGAGATTGAGGGCCTTCTGTAGTGAAACTACCTGAGCACCCTTGCTTCCCTTCTGAAGGGTGCCGATGCCGCCAATTTCATTAATGAGGACGGCAGCAACAAACTTGCGAAGTTCAGCCCAATTAACATTGCTCGTTGGATTGTAAGGGGAGTTGTTGTCGGCAGTGTACTTGGGGCGACCAAAGCCAGCGATAACTCCACGGGGACGGACTCTGCGATAACAGCCTCCACCGTTACTCTGACTTCCGTACTCACCGCTGGAAGTGTTGCCTTCAATAGTTTGGATACGGCCATCTGCGAGCGGCTGCTCTACTATGCCTACGTGATCCACTGCGCCAGTGTTCTCTGAACCAGCCCAGTCGAAATAGACGATATCTCCGGGTCGGACATCCCCGGAATTTCTGGGGATCCACTGACCTGAACTCCTATAAGCCGCAGCACCAGACGGCGTATACACGCTTGAAGGCTCGCCATGAGTTCCAGAAAATTCTAGGATCCAATTGACGAAGCTTCCACACCAAGGTTGATAGTTATAACCGCTCCACTCACCAAATTTAGTTTGGTTATCTCGTGGACCTTCTACGTATCCAATCTGCTGTCTAGCTAGATCCAGTGCCTGCTGTGCAGTACCCATGAGAACTCCTTAAGTCCACTTACGCTGATTTTGTAGGGCGTTGCCCTTAGAAATATTGCGGCGGCGGCGATCATTTACACCACCGAGGTCGTACCGCTTGGAACTCAG